CCAGTGATGCCACAAAAGAATACTAAATACTTGCCTATAGCCCACCATCTTTCTAAGATAAAAGAGAACATTCCGGAAGAATGGTCTTTGTACATATCTAACATTTATTTTAACTAGTATGCCGACATATTCGTATAAGTGTCTTAAATGCTCTCAGGACTTTGAGTTATTTTTCTATATTAAAGACTATATAGAGTCTCCTGCTTGTATACATTGTCAAAATAAAAAGACATCTCGAAACTACTTAAAGGATGTATCAACTCAAAATGCTTCTGTCAAAAAATCAGACAGCGATTTAAAAACTATTGGTGATTTAGCCAATAGAAATCGTGATCGTATGAGTCAAGATGAAAAAGATTTCTTATACAAAAAACACAATGACTATAAAGAAAATAAAATAGAAGACAAACCGCTACCGGCTGGTATGACACGCATGAAGAAAGGCAAAAAAACTATATGGCCGACATAAATGAATTTATACAGAATCATAAAAAACAACCAGTAAGAAATGTTGAATGCTATACTGTTTTAGGACAACAGGATTATTTGGATGCAATGGATCGTCCTATTATTAAGAATGAAGATGATGCTTTAGCTAAGGCAGTTAGCGTGGATAATAAACCAACAAGATTTTATATTAAAGTCGGAACCTATGGTAAAATATACAACCCAATAGGACTATATAGCGAAGGACAAAGTAAGAAATTTTTAGCCAAGATAGGCCGAAAACAATTTGAGTTTAAAGAAGTAAACCAAAAAATATTTGATTTATATGTGAATTTTTTATCAACTAAAAATACAGCATGGCTCGTAAATGCTGAAAGGGAGATGTCTTGATGAGTAAACTTAATAGAACAAAAGAATATGCTATAAGATATTTGTTATCTCAAAATAAGTCTTCAGAGGATATAGCTAAAGAATTAAAGATTGATATAACATTGGTAGATACATACAAAACATCAGACAAAACTAAACCAGCTAAGACCGATAAGACCAAAGATTTAATGATTAGACAAACAGCAGCAAAAAAGAATAATAGCGTAAGTATTATGACTGAGCCAGCCTCTCAATTGGGCGATACTTTTCTACAAAATATGACCCCACAAACAAAAAAGACAGACGGCTATATTTTTAGACCAAAGCAAAACTGACATAAAATAATGTCCAAGTCAACGTATATTTCCAAGTATTCTAATAATAGACCCGTTTCCGCTGCTCAATATATTACAGAACTAATTTGTGAAAAATTAGCTAAAATAGAAAATAAGGATCTGCACTATAGATTTTGGTTAAATAAGGAATGGTCTACTTATTATAAAAACCAAATAGCTTCAGCTCATAAGCTATTGAAAAAATACCCCGATGCTGCTATTATTAAAGCGTTGACGAATCCCAAGGCTTCAAAAATCTATTCTCTGCGAGCGCCTCATCTAATTTCTATTATAGAGCAAGAAGAGAAAAAACTAACCGCTTTATTGTCTCAGCAACCCAAGGTAAACACCAGAAAAGAAGATGTTGCTTATAGAAAAAATATTAACGCTTCTCCAAGTATTATTTCAAAATTAAAGGATCTAGAATGAGTTTAAAAGAAGATGTTGTAAAGAATTTCGGTGATGATATTATTCTAACTGGAAATGCTATAGTTGATCGTAAGAGTATTGTGATCCCTGTTAGTCCGTCATTAGATATTGTGTTAAATGGCGGCATACCAGAGGGCAGCTTTGTTGTTTTAACTGGTCAGCCCAAGTGTGGTAAAGATTTGGCTATCACAGAAACTATTTACACACCAAACGGTCCAACAAAAATGGGTAATATTAAAATTGGAGATATGGTGTGTAATGCTAGTGGTGGAATATCAAAAGTTATCGGTGTTTATCCTCAAGGCAAAAAAGATGTTTATAGGGTCACTTTTAATGATGGTACAATATCGTTGTGTGGACTTGAGCATAACTGGACAGTATCTCGCAATAATAGAAAAAATGAATATTTTACCACGACACTACAAGAAATAATAAAAGAGGGTTTATATTATAATGATAGGCCAAAATGGAAAATTCCTCTTACAAAACCTGTGTATTTTAAGCAAAAAAATAAGCCGTTAATAGATCCATATATATTAGGTTGTCTTATTGGAGATGGTGGCTTAACACAAAAAACTCCGAGATTTACCAGCTCAGATATATTTATTGTTAAAAAATTTCAAAAATTTTGTCAAGATAGAGGATTGTTTTTTAATCATATTAATAAATATGATTATAGTATTAGTAGTAATAACAACTCTAATATTAAAATTAAAAATACTCTAACAAAAGATCTTAAAAAATTAGGACTCATGGGAAAATCATCTCACACTAAATTTATTCCTTTATCATATAAATATTCGTCTATTCAGAATAGGCTTAAGCTTATAAGAGGATTAATGGACACAGATGGACATAACGACGATGGCAAAAGAGCAGAATATACTTCCGTATCAAGTCGTTTAACTATGGACGTTAAAGAAATATTAGAAAGCCTTGGGTATTCCGTATCTACACGACATAGGATGACAAAATGTAATAATAAATCATTTTTATCATACAGACTATATATACATGGAAATAATATAGATCAATTATTTTCATTGCCTAGAAAAATTAGTGGATACAAAAGACGAAAACCAGATCTTCATAGAACAATTAAAAACATTGAAAAGATGCAACCTGTTTTAACTCAATGTATAGAGCTGGATTCTTTGGATGGGTTATTTTTAACAAATAATTTTATTGTTACTCATAATACTACAACTTCACTAGATTTCGCAGCTACAGCACAAAAGCCTGAATATCAGGGTGGATTAAAATCTCCAAGAGAAGTGTACTATCTAAACATCGAAGGTAGATTGAAAAAACGAGATCTAGAAGGTATTCCAGGATTAGATCTTAGTCGTTTTCATGTTATCGGTAGTCAACAAGGTAAAATTTTGCATGCCGAGGAATATCTGCAAATTGGAGAAAAAATTATTAATGAGGTTCCTGGATCGGTGGTCATAATAGACTCGTATTCTGCTTTATGCACAGAAGCTGAAATTACTAGCGAAATGGATAAGATGCAAAGGGCAGACGGAGCAAAACTATTAGCAAAATTTTGTCGTAAGGTTGCAAATGTTATTCCTGTTAATAAAAATATCGTTATTGGTATTACTCACTTAATGGGTAATCCAACTGGTTATGGAGCAGAATTTAAAGAAAAGAGTGGTCAGGCAATCGCTTACCAAACCGATATCAAGTTAAGAGCAAAAACATTCAAGCCTTGGACTTTGAGTTCCGATGGTACTCAGATAGGCCAAGAGATAGAGTGGCAAGTAGTCTGCTCCGCTCTTGGACCCCCTGGTGGAAATATTACAAGCTATATTAGGTATGGACAAGGAATAGATAAGTACACTGAAGCTGTAACATTAGCGTCTGATATAGGACTTATTCATAAGGGTGGCGCATGGTATACATTAACATCTATAGCAGAAAAGCCTAAGTTTCAGGGAACAGAAAAGGTTAGACAATACCTATTAGATAATACTAAAGTTTATGATGAGCTTGTGAAGAGTATTAAGGATACTATGGGAGTAAAATGTTAGTTAAAGATCTAGACGGTAATTCTCATAATTGGTTATTAACAGGTAATATGGCTAAAGGAAAGATTGACAATAAGTCTAGTCTACATTTACAGGCCCGTGAATTATTTAAATTAGCATATCCTACTCTGCAAGTTCTGGAAGAGGTTTCTATACCGTTAAGAAAAAATGATATTTTATATTTAGATTTTTATATACCTCTTAAAAAAATATGTTTTGAAATTCATGGAGAACAACATTTTAAATTTGTTCCTTTTTATCATACTAATATGCTAAATTTTCACAAAGCACAAAAAAGAGATAGAGAAAAACAGGAGTGGTGTGAGTTAAACAATATAAAGTATATGGTTTTGTCTTATGATGAATCAAAAGACCTATGGTTTGAAAGAATACAGTATGCTTAAAACATCAAAAGAAGAAGTGAAATACTGGGACGATATTCTAGATGAATATGAACAGTCTTTGGGATTTAATAAATATCAAGAAGATTCCTTAGCTTCTAGTGAATTAAACTCATATTTAACTATGAATAGAGACGTGCTAGAAAAACTGAGTCCAGAAGATTGTGCTCAAATAGCATATAGATTAGCTCAATTTAGTTTTCACGTTCAAAGAACGGCTAATAGAGAAATAGCAAGATATAATTGGGCCGATGAAACCCTTAAAGATTTAATTGCCGACGAGCTTAATACATATAAGGGATATGGATATATAGAAAAATCTACACAAGCTATTAAACACAATGACAAGGCTCAGGGATTAAATAATATAAAAAAGTACGCTAAACAAAGAAGTGATAGGTTATCGTATTTAGCAAGTAGTATTAAAAATTTATCCGATATTATTTTATCTGTACAGAAAACAAAGGTGAAGCATGGGACTTAGTGAGGATGATATTCGACAATTAATAGCTATACTTAGTAAAGGGTTGTCCGACGAACAGCCAGCACAAAAAACAAGAAAAACAAGAAAAACAACCAATAATACTAAAACCACAAAAACTCCGGCCAAGAAAAATCAGTTCGAAAAAATGCCAGAATTTAGTATGTGTAAAGAGGATCTTGAGTTTGATAAAAAGATCAGAAAACCGGCTCCTTCTATTAGAAACAGACCATTTGATTTTATAACTGTTCAGTGTAGAGTTTGTGGAAAACAAGAAAAAGTTGCTCCATCTCTGGTGGAGTCTATTTATAGATATAAGTGTAACAAGTGCGCCACAGGAGCAGGCTAAATGATTTTGTGTGATCCCGCTGCCGAAAGAGCAGTATTGGCTGGAATATATACCTACGGAGAAAGTGCGTATCTGGACATAGCTGATATAGTTCAAGAAAGTTCTTTTACTATAGATAGTAACGGATTAATTTTTAAATGTTTAAAAACATTGTGTGAAAACCATCAAGCAAAAATAGACGTAGCATCTGTCTACTCTATAGCTCAAACTTTAGGGTTGTCTCATGTTTTGTCTAAGAAGGATGAAACACAACATTTAAAGGCTATTATAGAGTTTCCTGTTGAACTAGATAATGTTAGAAAGTTTGCGGCTAAAATTCGTAAGCTAGAAATAGCAAGATTACTAC